CATTAATGCTACCGTCACTGTTAACCTTAAGCTCATTAGCAGAGGTAGTGCTATCTCTGATAATGACTTCGTTTGTTTCGTCTAGAGTAATATCAGCCATTTTTCTTATTCTCTTCCAACAACTTCACAATGTAACCGAGTCTGCTATGTATCTGTGATAGGAAATGAACTGCTAACAGATCTGCATTCTCGTGATTCACTTCAATCTTGCCTGGAGGTACGACATTCGCTTTTTTAGCCTTCTTATCAAGCGGTAGATCAGACATTCTTTATCTCCTTACTGAATTGGTGGTTTTTGTTAGTCCAGAACCACCCAAACTGGATACTAAATTAAGCGTCGATACCGATGATCGTGCTGTACAGATCCTGCGAACTACCTTCTCTGTTGGTCCTGATTAGACGAACCGTACCAGTGCTGGTAACGGGAACTTCGATAGGAGGATCGAGCTTAAGCTGCACAACGCCGCCAGCTTTCGGCACAAATCCAACCCACTTAGACACCAACGAAGCAACAGGTCCAACCTGCAACTCAACTTTTCCACCACCGGAGCACGAGAATTCAACAGCCTTAAGCAGCAAGGCAGTCGTAACCGTGTAGTCGTGGTTCGAGGTAGCCCCACCAGCAACGGTAGCCGTGTTGTAATCGTGCACTTCACCAGTGATCGGTCCAGCCCCTAACGCAACATAGATAGGATTGGCAGGGCCATTTGCAGTCGTATTCGCACTAACTTTAACAGCATCCTGAGCCAGCGTCAGATCACGAATGTCAAGGTCAGTAGCAGACACAGTAACGGAACCACTGACAGTAACGGACGATCCAGTAACGTCAACCTTGTCAGTAGCGAACACAAGGTTACGGATATCCAGGTCAGTAGCCGAAACAGTGACGGACGAACCAGACACATCAACTTTATCTGTCGCAAACGCAAGATCCCGAATATCAAGATCCGTCGCACTAACAGTAACAGTACCACCTACGGAAGAAACAGCAACTGTGCCGTCAACCGTAATAGAGCCACCGTTGTCATCAATGGAGATGGACGAGCCACCATCATCAATAACGATTGCACCAGCAGCCGTAATATCTAACGAGTTTGTGCCATCAGACAGATTGGCAAAAATAACGTTAGAAGCACTGTTAGGGTTAGCATCCTTTGAAATCAACGTAGGAAAAAACCCATCAGCCATATTACTCTCCCTCTGTAACCGTAGCTTCTACGGTTTCCAGAACGAACTTTTCAGTATTCTGCAGATTGCAAAGCTCCTGCTCTGCCTGTAGAATCTGTCTCTCGATTTCAGGGATCTTCCCCTTAACGAGGTCTTCGATAGCCTGTTTTAAATGCACTATCTTAGAGATCCGTTCCTGTTTTGCAGATTGCAGCCACTTAAGCTTCATCTCTTTGGTTTCTGCAGTCTGTTTCACAGGTACGGGTAAAATTGAACCTAAATCAGCCATTGTTAGCCACCATAGACTGTCGCTTCAAAGTCTTCCAAGGCTGCAGTCACGTAATGCGTGACTTTCACATCAATAACATCTCCAGTAGCCAGAGCGAGAGGACGATCAAAGCTAAAATCAATACTCCGTTCAGGGCCACTGCGTTTTACCTCAACGAGCACAGTATTTAAGAACAACTGAAATTTGGCGTATACTGTGCCTGAACATCCAATGCGTGTTACTTTCGTGTCTGCTGCGGCAGCATACGTAACAATCGTTGTAAGCGTTGTGGCAGGTACACTCGTAACGCTGCCAGTAGCGATTGGACTGACGGATGCTGGAGCAGTTGCTGGACTAGCTGCCACATTGACATAAAGATTTCTGTTACTGTCGGTTTCGAGTCTACGTGTGGCGTCCGTACCCCTTTCCGTACCGAGTAACGACGGCGTTGTTTTATGTGGTGAATGTGACTGTTCATCGCCATCGGACACATCCTGTGGATAATTTGGAAAATGAAGACCCATGACTATTCTTCGTCTTCATCCTCAGACTCGTCACACTCACAACTCTTCTCTCCACAATCTTCACATTCTTTCATGTCCATCTCTTCATCTTTAACGACACCCATGCGTTCTCTCATGCTTTCAACTGTCTCTTCTTTGAAATCAAGAGTCTTGACAGGCCCATTCTTGCGAAGAGTAACCATGCCGTCACTAATTTCAAGCACGTTAACAGGAATAATCACATGCCCGTTATCCCCTACCTGCAAAGGTGTATCCATCTCAGACTTTGGAAGGCTAAATTCAAAAACTGGTGCTGTAGCCTCCTTATTCTTGTTTGTATCCATGTTCGTTGGCATGTTAAATCTCCGTTAGTGCTTTCTGCAACAAAACAATAGCTTTATTTATAGCTTTAAACTGCTTCATACTCTTCGGCATAGGCAAACTAGACAAATCGGCAATAACGCTCTCTAATGTGACAGGTGTCGTTACTGTTTGTGTAACACTTTTGGCTTTTGGGGCCTCTTTCTGCTCACCAGATGTAACTACTGGCTGATGTACTCCAGACTGTGCTAAAAGCCTTCTAAGCTCAGCTTCCCCAGGATCAGGTGTGTCACTCCCTGGCTTTGAGACTGGTTTCTTAGCTTCACAGTAAATACAATCCATCACAACGCCACCAGAGTCACCGTTAGCTTCTGACATCAGTGGGTTTCCGCAAGTCTTACAAGTACCTAAACCGTGTGTGTACGCCTCAGTAGCCATGAATCCCCCTAGTTATACTTCTGTTCAATGCGCCTACGTATGTCTTCTGCTGTTTCAACGTAGGGCCTTGGAGTCTTACGACCTTCGTAAGAGTAGTGGAATACTTTTTCTGCCTTTGCCTTGTCAATGAGCTTCTGCTTAATCAAAACTTTGAGTGTTCTACGCCATCCTGCCTTCAGAATGGAGCCGTCAGGGTTATAAATCATTCTTTCAGGTACTTCGTGCTTGTCAACTCCACAGATCTCTGTGAATTCGCCATTCTGAATATGGTAAAGACCTGCTGGTTTTGATTCGTCATCGCCACACCAGATTCTTAAGCGTGGATTAAGCTGTTTTAACTTCCTGTAGAATACGCCTGTCTCCATGTATTAGGCCTTTCCATATGGTTGCAGGTCACGGAGTCGCACCGTGTTGATGAGCTTATGAGGCTCACATGATAGCTCTACCATCCACCCGCTAAATCTATGACCTTAGCCCTACTCCCTATTGCTAGGGAGCAGAGTAAAGCCACTACTTTTGAATCTTATTCAGCCGCCGAGCCGTGATAAATTTCCACGCCACGAGCCGCTTCCAGAACCTTAGCCGCCATCATAAACTTCCAGCCCAGGGTCGTGAACATTTCGAGAGGATCAGCATTACCACCAGCAGGTTGCCGAATGGTCTTAACTCCCTGACCCGAAAGCTCAGTCACACCATAAGCCTGTTTACCAAGGATGAAAGCTCGGAAGGTTTCATCAGTCGCACCCGTACCAGTCGGAATGTTGTTTGACACAACAAGTCGGACTCCGTAGAGCTGACCAACTTCACCCTTCATAATCTCTTCAGGCTTGGAATATTTCATAACGTCAATCCAGCCACCAGCAGCAGTGTCAGACTGAAGATCGAAATGACCAGCAGGGTCAATGACCCCTTTGTAGAGATTTCCTTCAAACCCAGGAACCTTCGCTTTGCGAAGACGATACACCGCTTTGCGAAGCTCTGTAGCATTAAGAACGTCACCGTCAGCAACCGCCGCTTCGTTCGCCGCACCATTCGCGTACTGGTTGATAAAGTTCGTATGAATCGCATTGAACACAAGCGTGTCATAAGACAACGCCGCCTGGTCTGACAGCTCATCAAGGATCTCTTCAACGATGGGGTTAATCGACTTCAAGTTCAGTTCAGCCGAAACTTTAACATACGCACCATACGTCAGGGGCTCAGCCGAGACAACTGAGGTCGCAACGTTCTGCTCAGCAGGGTTCGCACCTTCACCCAACGGAGTCGTTGAAGCCGCCAGTTTGTTCAGACGATGCCACTTAATCAACGTACCACTGCGCTGCGGAAGAGGCCGCGCTTCTCCACACTGTTTGAAATAAAGCTGCGGAGTCAGACGAAGCAAAAACCGCTTATCATAATAAATCCCAGGATCTGCGTACGTATTCCCAGGAACTGCATTTGTACCAATTGCCTGAATAGCCATTTTAAGTCACCTAGTAGTTAGCATTCGCTAGGTCTACCTGTGCGTTTCGTTACTCCGCTTCACCCAACTGAGATACAAAGTATTGTCGAAGTTTCGAAATATCATTGATCTCGGAAGGGTTCGATGTAGAACCTGCTTTACCACCTCCCGCCACAGTCGTAACGGACTCTTTGGCGAGTGCAGCTTCAGCTCTTTTTTGACCGAGTTGCTCGGCTTGTTTAATAGCTTCTTCGCTGTGTTGAGCTTTTGCAAGCTTGTACAAGGTGTCATAGATCTCTGAAATAGGAAGATTCTTGAAATCTACAGGGCAGTTCTCAGAGTCAGCAAGCGATTGCATTGTAGGAAGCAAGTTCTTAAAGTCAGGATAAGTCGCACTATCCGAAATACGCTTAAACTTCTCAAGTTCAGCTTCCAGCACAAGACTACGATTGTAAGCCTCTTCGTACTGCTTATTGTATTTCTCTTCAACTTCCTTCACCCTACCTCCCAATTTCTTTTCAAGGTAGAGGTCAAGAGCTGCTGGTCCTTGCGTCTGCAAATCTCTAAAGAACTGTTCGGGGTTAACGGGCTTTTCCGTAGCTTTTTCAATCATCTGCGCCAATGACTTATGAGAGTCCTGAAGAGCTTTTAGTTGCTGCATTGAGGCAGCATACTGTTTCTTCAGTTGTGACTCTTCTTGGGTGCGCCGAGTGAATTCCTTACGTAGTTCCTCGTAACTTTTTCGAACATCGAATTCAGGTTGTGCAGTTGGTTCGCTATTTGTGGCGGTAGTCTTTGTAGCGACATCCTGCGCCTGTACACTAGCATTGGGTACGTCGGCCTTCGTAACTTGTCCTTCAGGGGCTTTGACTTCAGCCACTTCAGGGGTTGGTTGGTTTTCGACGACTTCTTTTTCCATTTGGTCTTCCTTTCGATTACGGATTATTCTGCCGAAGCAGAGTCCGAGTTGTGCAACATTAAAGCGGCATTGTCTCCCTCAATGATCTTCTTCTTGATGGAGTCTAGTACTTCGTTGTACACCTGAGCACGTAGCTTAATCTTCTTGCCCTGCTCATCGTCAGCCTTGAACCATTCGTTCTTCAGGTCTTCAATCTTACTTTCAAGGTCTGACTTCCAAATCTTAAATCCTTCGTGTCTGCACCAGTCTCTGAGTAGGGACGCTTCCTGCACCTTATGATTTAAATTGCCTTTAGTGATATCGTCCATTTATGCTTGAGGCTGTCCCGGTATCGCTGTGGGAGCCCCTGCTCCATTCTGCTGCGCTTGCGCTTGCAAGGCAGACCCAATCTGTTGTGCTTCCTGTGGATTGTTCGATCCCATCACAATCTGTTTGCTGACGTTGGGAGCTGGAGCAATCTGGATGTCATCAGGGTTAAAGCCCATCAGAGCCCAAACTTTCTCACCAAGCTTCGCAACTGTCTCGTAGGCCAACGCTTCTTTGAACACTCCATAGAAGCTGATGATCTGATTGATCTTGGCTTCTCGGTTAACCATGTCACTGATGCCAACCATCTTGAACATCACATCAGCTCTGATCTCTTCAGGAGTAATCGTCTGGTCAAAGAGATGTCCGACAACACCGATCTCTCTAGCCACATCTTCACTATCAAGGAACTGCAGATTCAACTGGTGGAACAGACGAAGCATCTTCTGAATTGTGATCTCGATTGCTTTAGCGGCAACTCCAAATTTCTCAAGAGCCTGACCAATGATGAGCTGAGCACCACGAGCAGTGCGTCCAAGTCTTCCTGACTCAGGAGTACCGGAGGCTGCTTTAGGAACTGTGACTTCTTCAATGTCGGCTTGCACAACACCAGCGTCATTGTAGGCTGACTGCGTAACGTCAGGCGTTTGAACTGCCTGTACACCCGACATGTCATCCGTAAGGATGATGCCGTTAGGCGTAGACACAAGAGTGTCAATGTCTACATCGGCAAGGCTGTTAACCAGCCACATGCGATTGATTGCGAGGTTTACGTTATCAAGCCTTTGTCTACGTAATGTGTTGAGTTCATGCTGAAGTGGAATGATTGGCTCAACCAGTCCAATTCCGTACCACTCTAACGGAACTGCTGTAAACGTAGACTTTAAAACAGGACGCTTCTGATGATGAAACGGATTAGGAATAGCGCGAAGAACTACCGTTCTGTTCCCAAGTGTAATCAGACACTCTTCCTCAATTCCATCGCCATCTAAATCGTAACGGCCCCAAAATTCAAGGATCTCAACCTGGCCTTTGTCATCCAGGGCAGGATCACCAACACCTCTGGTAGCGAATCGTCCCTGTCTAGCAGAGTCGTAGTTCCTGGCTCCCTGCTTCAGTTTGTCGCTATCTGTGTTGGCGTAAACAGGAAACTTCCCACTACCTAACTTCTTAAGCTCATCAGCACTGATCCAGCTACGCAAGAAGATACCACGACCATCACGTTCAGTGGCAGCATTAGGATCAGGAAAAACGTCAAGGATGTCTAGAACGTCAACCTCTGGTCTTCGTTCAACAACTTTGTACTCTTTCTTCTCTTCCCATCCCACAATGCGATTAACGCCTAAGCTGAATCCCATGATGGTGATAGGAGCACGAATAGGATTACGAGTCCAAACCCATTCTCTGCGAACTTTCCAATAAACCTTTAGATAGCTTGTTCCGTAAAGCAGGAGCTGTTTAACAAAGTCAATGAACTTAAGAAAGAAGTTAGCTTTGGTGACTTGGTACAGCAGCAGCTCTTGGATGACTCTGGCTTGTGCTTCATCTCGTTTGTCAACGGGGACTACTTCGAAGAATTCTTCCTGGTTAAAGATGAGGTTGATGAACTTCGCAACGCCGTTCTCAATGACCTTGAAGACGACTGGAATAAAAATCTTTGCTCTGGTGGTAGTCTTGGTGGTATTCTGTGAAGACATGAAAAGACGGTAGATCTCATCCCACAAGGTTTCGTAGGGTCTACGCCATGACTCCCATTTGCCAAACCATCCGATAAGTTCTTTGACAAGGTTCTCTTCGAGCATCCACTGCTCGATACCTTCTTTACCAGATAGCTGAATCGGCCCTTGCGGGTCGTCGGCTTTCATTTCTTCTTTCATATCTTTTTCTTCAGCCATGGTTAGTATCCCGTATACTTATCTACCAGATCGTTTTCTCGTATCATTCTGATACGAATACGCTGCCTTAACGTACTCTTTTCGTTAATCGTGCCTGGGTACAGTCCGACAGTTGCCCTTGAAAACGCATACCGTAGGGCATCCATGCAGTGATCGTTCTTCTTTTCTGGTGCGTCTTTTATACTCGAATTGTCATCATTGGTTTTCCAATGGTACTCTTCGATCTCTTCAAGGGTGTTTGGACATCGACCTTTGAAGAACTTTAGACGACCCTGCTTTAAAAGACTGCCTATTCTTTCAATCCCTACTCTAACGTCGTTGTCTGCAGCTTTCACATTGCCACAACGATAAAAACGGTTAAGCTCAGCTATCTGCTGTGCTCCCTGGGGATCAGCCAGGATGTACTTCATATCTTCGTTCTGTATGAAATCAGCCGTACTTTTCAACAGGTTTTCTTTACGGTGGTATTCCTTGTACAGGTAGAAGATGTGATTCGTAGGATCTTCTGTGATGCACACCACAACCGTAGGCATGTTAAAACCGAAGTCCATGCCACCGAAACGATTCCACTGAGGCGGTATCTCAAACGGTTCTACGATGGCCTCGTCTGGCTCAAAATCGGGGTAAACAAGCCCCTCAAGCCTAACGAACTGACCGAGATACCTTCTCTTAAACTCAGCGTCTGAAAGGCTCAGTTTAGCCCTATCCAGCTCGATTGAACTGAATGCAGGGTTATCGGCACTACCCCAGGATATCAGCTCTACCCCAGTACCCTGCCCATGCTTTTTCACAATCTCTCTTAAAAACCAACCCATATTGTATGGTGTGGTGGTCATAATGCAACGACCGAGATTGATGGACAACCGAGCCTGAACGTTAATCCAGACCCTTTCTTTCATCTGACCTGCTTCGTCGAGCCACGCTCCAAGCAGCGTCATCCCTTCCAGGTGGTCAGGGTTATCCGTAGATCGAACGTAGATATACCCTCCCCATGCCAACTCAAAGCACCGTCTTGCTTCTTTCCACGTACCCCAATCAGATGGAAAAAACGTCTTGAATTTAGGTAGCGTTGACTGCTGGATAATGTCGTTTGTGGGTGCGGCAATAAGCCAATCCCCTATTTTTCCAGCAGAACGAGCTTCCTGAATCTCTCGAAGAAGCCAAATGGCCCCTATTGTGGTCTTTCCACCCTGCACACCCGAAACAACCCCTAGAAACCTAGAGGTGCTGGACATGACCTTCTCTTGGCCTGGATGCAGTGTTAGGTTTATCATAAACCTCAGTCTAGCCTTGAGTCTGCCGATTACCTGACATAGTCAGGCGTATCGACTAAATCTGATGAGTTTGTCGTTCCGTCGTGCCTATCCATGAGTCTGTCAGGCACTCAGCCAAAGAACCATACGGTCCACATGTAGCCAAGGTAGAAGCCTACTGCCGATATCAGGCCACATGTCAGGTTTGCTGCTAAAAAGATCAGTATGTCAGCTTTTAAATTTGGTGCGTCTTCACAATGCGAATCTGACATTATCAGTTACATCCGATCCTGTGGTCAAACATATCAGTTTAATACTATGGCTATTTCCGACTACACTTACCCCTCTTAACCTGCCCTTACCCGGCTTAACATCTCTGTTAAGTAATATTTGTAACGAAACATTACCTAACAACTACTAACTTTTGTTGACGTTTGGTAACGAATGCTAATGACCATTAACGTTTGGACACTTACTGATGGTCCATGTATGATTTTGTGAAGGCATTAACACTCTTAAACACCACAATCATGGACCTTACAACGCTTTACGTCCACTTCCTGAACTTAAGACTCCTTGACCTCTGCTTCGATAGCTTCAGACTTGATAACAGTCTTACCTTCTGGTGTTCTGCCAAAGTTAAGGACTGTTACTTGACCAACCTTTGACTCTGCTTGTTTAGGCAAGGCACTATTGAGTAACTTTAGAATGCTTAACTTCTGGTTTAGGTTAATCCCTTGTTTGTAAACATCTGCTAACGGAAGCTGGTTGAGCTTCAAAATCTCTCCAGCTAATCCTTCACGACTAAAACCCTTTGCTTCAAGAACCTTAACAAGTTCACCTTTGAGCTGAGATTTCAATTCATAAGCCGCATGATAGGAACCTTTGTAACCTGCTTGTCTATAAGCTTCAATCACTGCTTTACCATCTGCTAAATGCTCTAGAAATAGACGATTCTTCACTGTTAAACCACTGTTACTGCTTATTAGTTCATTGCTCATAGTCTCTCAAGGTCCTCTCACTTATTACCCCTAAAGTGTTAATTTGTCCGACAACATTTTAAGAACTGCCACTAAACACAACATGAATCGTCTTAACAACGTCGGAGGTACAAGATAAGACCTAGTGCCTAGGTACGCTTCACTCTCACAATGCCAATAATACACTCTTAATATAGTTGTAGTTATAACAGCAGTTATAACGTCGTTATAAAGACGTTATAGAGTTGTTGTTATTAAAGACGTTATAACGTCGTTGTTATACTTGTTGGTATAACAATATAATAATAATGTAGTTGTAGTTATAACGTCGTGTGGTAGTTATACTGAAGTTACCATGGTTTATAATAAAACGATAACTATAAACCACGGCCTTTTATTTTGTTACAAGCAATTTACAAACATTGGGCCTTGCGACCCATTGCGGAAAAAGACTTTTGGGGCTATACTTTAGTATGGACCTAACCAAGGCAGAGACGATGATGAGAGACTTGATGAGCTACCACGGCTTGAGCTCGTGGCGGTTTTCATTCGGTAGATCACTAAGGACGTATGGCAGATGCTGGAGCTACTCCAAGAGAATAGAGTTGTCTAAGGCACTGGTGAAGCTAAACAGTGAGGAGCAGACCCTAGACACCATCCTTCATGAGATCGCTCATGCATTAGCACCTGTAGACGTTCACCATGGGCCAGAGTGGAAGCAGATAGCTCAGTCTATCGGTTGCAGTGGTGAGCGATGCTATGACAGTGACATTGTGAAACTACCTTATAAGTTTATCGGTGTATGTCCTAGCTGTAAGCATGAAATCAAGGTGATGAGGCGCACTAGGGTAGCTTGCCGTCGATGTTGCAATCAATACAGCCTAGGGATGTTTAATCCTAAGTTT